TAAGTTTATGACTATGTTGGAAGACTTCTGGTTACCTAGACGCGAGGGCGGTCGTGGTACAGAGATTACAACATTACCTGGTGGAGAAAACTTAGGTCAGATTGCTGATATTGAGTACTTCCAGAACAAAGTATATCAGTCATTAAATATTCCTTTATCAAGATTCCAACAGAACTCTGGATTTAACTTTGGCCGAGCAGCAGAAATTTCTAATGATGAAATTAAGTTTGCAAAGTTTATCGGTAGACTGCGTAGAAAATTTAACGCATTATTTGACGATCTGTTAGAGACCCAATTGGTATTAAAGGGTATTATTACTCCTGAAGACTGGGATAGTATCAGGTCAAAGATTGATTACAAGTATGCCCAAGATCAGTATTACCAAGAAATGAAATTGGCAGAAAATTTACGTAACAGAGTAGACGTTCTCAATCAGATGTCACCATATGTTGGTATCTATTACAGTAAGACTTATATTCGTAAGAATATTCTCAAACTTACTGATGATGAGATTGCGCAAATAGAAAAAGAAAACGAAACGGACCCAGTTGAGATTCAACCAGGTATGCCGGGTTCAGAGCAAGCAGCTGCGTTGAGTCGCGAAACTAACGCTGCTCCCGAACAATAAATAATATATTATAAGGAGATCATTGTGGATACTACAGAAATTATTAACAAGATGATTGATGATATCATTGATGGGAACAATACAGATGCAAAGGATGGCTTTGAGTCAGCTCTTTCAACTAAATTAACTGATGCAATTGATGCAAGAAAAATTGAGATTGCTCAATCTCTTTACAACCAAGAAGTAGAAGTAGAAGAAGATGAATCTGTTCAATCTGAGGAATAAGTTAGAAGAAAAACATCTTACCCCCGCTGAAATGAAGAAGCGGGAAGAAGTTGCTAAGGCTATGGAAAAAGATAACCCTGGTATGCCCATGGGTATGAAGATGGCTATTGCAACTAAGACAGCTAAGAAAGTAGCTGAAGCAAGAGATCCTCGCGAGTATGACTACGAAGGCGATATGGCTAAATCTCAATTAAGATCCATTATTGCTAATGCACAAACCGTTCATGATATGTTAGAAGATGATACCAATATGGCTGAATGGGTTCAGAGTAAAATTACTTTGAGTGCCGATTACATTAGTACTGTAAGAGATTACATGCAAGCAAATAAAGAAGAGTAAAAATGGCAATTACAAAATACATTCTTAAAAATACCAGACGACAGGCCGCTGCTAAGGTGGTTTCTGACGGTATTGGAAACAATACCATTACCTATACAGATATTAAGTATGCAGATCAAACTATTCCCTTAAACTCAGCAGGTAATTTGTTTTGGACTATTTCTGATATTGTGTATGATGTTACAAGTCATGCCAATATTATAAGAAACGGGAACGTAGTATTTACAATGAGTTCAGGACAAGCCTCAGTAAATTTATCTAGAGACCTAGGGGTGGTATTGGATGAACAAGCCCATGCTAACGTTACCGTACATACCGGTTCAGGAAACAGCTCAATTATTTTAGTATTCACCAAAGGTGCAGGCTTTAATGATCCTGATCGTCAAATTCTAGAAGATAGGGATCGTTAATGAAACTCATTACAGAAATGAATCAGGATGTAAAATTCCTGACAGAAAAAAAAGAAGACGGTACAAAATCTGTTTACATCGAAGGTATCTTCATGCAAGCGGAAAAACCAAACCGCAACGGACGTATGTATGGTAAAGGTATTATGGAGCGTGAAGTTCAAAAATACCAAGAACTAATTAATGAAAAGCGTTCTTTGGGTGAACTGGGACATCCTCCTAACCCTTCTATTAATCTTAACCAGGTTTCACATATGATTACTGGGTTAAAGTTTGAAGGTAATGATATTCACGGTAGAGCTAAAATCTTGGATACCCCAATGGGTAAGATTGCTAAGAACTTTATTGAAGAAGGTGTTAGACTAGGTGTATCTTCTAGAGGTTTAGGATCTGTTAAGTTGAACAAAGAAGGCATAAATGAAGTTCAAGATGACTTCCACCTTGCCACAGTTGATATTGTTGCTGATCCTTCTGCCCCTGATGCCTTCGTTCAAGGCATTATGGAATCAGCTGATTGGATTTTGGAAAACGGTGTTTGGAAAGCAATACAGATTGAGCAGGCACAGAATACAATTAGGAAGGCATCTAAAGCAGACCTAAATAAAGTGAAATTACAAGTATTTGAACAGTTCTTACGAACTATCAAGTAATTAATTTATATAAATATAATCGTTAAACATACTCTTAGGAGACCAAGGATGTCAGTAGAGAACAAAATTAAGCAATTGCTAGAACGTGCAAACGGAGCTGGACAATTGGCTGAAGCAACATTAGATGAAGCTTCAGAGACAGTAGTTGCAGATGGCAAGCCCACTGTAAATACAGCAAAAGATACTTCCAAAGCCGGTCAAGGTTCTGGCCAAGGTGATACATCTATGCCCAGACAAGGCTCATCGAAAGATGCAGACATGGAAGAGGTAATGGATGCTACTGGTAAAAACAGTGCTGCTGCCAAGGCTTCTAAAGAAGTTAATCCTTTGCCCATGAAGGGTGATGCTAAGTCTGTAAAGACTCAGGCAATGGAAGAGACAGAAGAAGATGGAGATACTATTGCTGAAGAAGAAACAGTTGATATTAAAGCTCAACTAGACTCTATCTTTGGTGAAGATTTATCCGAAGAATTCAGAACAAAAGCTACTTCTATTTTCGAAGCCGCCGTCATTGCTCGTGTTAATAACGAGATGGAGATGGTTACTTCAAGACTGGAAGAGCAAACAGCCACTCAATTGGTAGAGTTCAAAGAAGCTCTGGTTGAGAAGGTTGATGGTTATTTGAACTATGTTGTAGAGCAGTATATGGAAGAGAACGAGTTGGCAATAGAGTCCGGCTTGAGAACTGAGATTGCTGAAGACTTTATCCAAGGCATGAAGACATTGTTCAAAGAGCACTTTATCGAAGTGCCGGAAGAAAAATACGACGTTCTAGAAGAGATGCAAGCCAAGTCAGAAAGCTTACAGTCTGAACTAGATGAGTCAATTACACAAAGCATTGAGCTTGCCAAGGAATTGAATGCTCTTAAAGCATCAGCAATCTTGGATGAGCAGACAAAGGATCTTGCCGCAACTGAGGCTGAAAAGCTAAAGAAATTAATTGAGGGTGTAGACTTTGATTCAGAGGATCTGTATCGCGAGAAAGTATCTGTCATTAAGGAAAATTACTTCCCCAAGACATCTAAACAATCTCCTGAAAAGATGCTCGTCGAGGAAAGCGGTACTAATCCTTCCGCATTCATTGATAACAATAGCATTATGTCCAGATACGTTGATACTCTCTCAAGAACTATCAAAACTCGTTAAATTATAAATAAATAACAATTCCCAACAGAAGGAGAACAGGTAATGTACCTATCAGAAAATATCCAAAAGAAGTGGGGTGCCATTCTCGAGCACGCCGATCTTCCTGAGATCAAAGACAACTACAAGAAGACTGTTACAGCCATTCTTTTAGAGAACCAAGAGAAAGCTCTTGCAGAAGAGCGCGGCATGCTGAACGAGTTGGCTCCTGCTAACAGTATCGGTGACGGCACTATTGGTGTTGCCAAGTATGACCCGATCTTGATCGGTCTTGTACGCCGTGCAATGCCTAACTTGATGGCATATGACATCTGCGGCGTTCAGCCAATGACAGGCCCAACAGGCTTGATCTTTGCTATGCGTTCCGTATACGGTAACACGCGTATTCAAGGTACTGAGACAGAAGCTTTGTTTAACGAAGCCGACACAGACTTCTCATCTTCCTCATACACATCTGCTTTGGCAAGCTCTGGCACGCCATTGAACGGAACCCACGCTGGTACTAACCCAGTTGATGGTTCCTATACAACTGGTAAGGGTATGACTAATGCTGAAGCTGAAGCCATGGGCGACAGTGCTTCTAACGCCTTCGGTCAGATGGGCTTCTCAATTGACAAGACTACAGTTACAGCTCGCTCACGCGCTTTGAAAGCTGAATACACTCTTGAACTTGCAC